TTTTAAAGGTCAAAGTCAACTTAGATATAGAGTTGCATCTGAGGACCCGATGTGCGATAATAAGGGGAACTTCTACCATTACTACTGGCAGTCATGATCAAACAAATCTTGTCTAAGTTATTCACTCAAAAACCTAAAGATCTTGAGTGTGCCATCGACGAAGATAAAATTGATTGCGAGCATTTGGATGATGATCAGGACAAAGCATATGTCGGCGTCCCTGCTCCAATTCTGAATCCAATTGATGAATGGTTTTCGGCTCCATATGGGTGTCCATCAGCAATCACTGAGAAGCAAAAGGAGTACGAACACATCAACGATGATTTTCAAGATGGATGGTGGTTGCGTCCTGAATATCAGGACACTAAGGAATCACCTAATATTCATCAAGATATGTATGATCTAGCAACAAAGAATGGTAAGACTACCACTCAACTTGATCCCATCGGGGGATCTGAAAACTTTCAAGGCGGTTCGGAGAACATTCACCAATGAGTTACGATGATTGGCGTTACAATGACTTCAACACTAAACTACGGCAGGAAGTCTTAAAAACTCTCATGGCAAAGTATGCCCATATCATGGATGGCCCAGTTCCTAAGCACTCTCCACAATCAATCTACGAGTGTGCTCATGATTGGGTATCGCAGGGAAATAAAACACCTCATGGGGTGACAAAGTATTTTAAGGAAAATTATTCATGAAAAAAATTATCATGAGTTTGCTGGCAGCAGCAACCATTTCTGTGCCAGCACTTGCTGATCCAATCAAAGACGAAGAGTACTTCACTATGCATTCTATGGGATGTATGTTACTCCGAGAATGCACTGATCATGTCAAAGAACTCAAAACAGTTTCCGATCTCAACAAGGATGATTACCTGGTTGATGTTGATTACGATATTATTGCTGATGAGTTTAACTCTCTCCTCCGATCACTTAATACGGTCGGAGCTAAAGTTTTTCTAGCAGATGAAAAGTATTTTCCTGTTGGTCATCGAGGTGTCTATCATACTGTGAGTAATAACTTCTTTCTGAATGTTGCTCATATGAAGCGTCCTCATACTGTGATGTCAGTGATGCGTCATGAAGGATGGCACGCTGCTCAAGATTGTATGGCAGGTAGCATTAAGAACAACTTCATTGCTATTATCAAGAATGAAGAAGATGTTCCGAGGATGTATCAGGCAATTGCAAAGAGTGCCTATGCATCGCAACCACATGCTATTCCCTGGGAGAAAGAAGCATACTGGGCAGGTCATACTGAGGGTATGACACAGGCAGCACTTGAGTCTTGTGCTCGGGGAACTATGTGGATTGATTATGAACCCACACCAATGACCCGTGAATGGTTGGTAGAAAATGGATTCATTGCTAAATAAATTTGCCTCGCTATTCCATAGAATGCCCGAAGAAGTAAAGAAGGAAGAAGTTAAAAAGGAAGAACCTAAGAAGAAAGGTCCTCTTGGAAAACTGAAAGAGAAAGCAGAAGACTCTGAAGAACATCTTGCTATCCTCTCCACCTTTGTTAGATTGGGCATTCTTGTTTGGTCTGGTGGTATCCTGACATTGAACTATGTCACGATTCCTAATTTCCCACAAGGGAAGATCGATCCGACATTCATAGCCAGCGTCTTTACTGGCGTTCTGGCTACGTTCGGGGTCCAGACGGCAAAGAGTAAAAATGGAAATGGAAATGGAAACGGTGGCGGTGCCTCTGGTGGTGTAAGTAAGGCAGATATGGAGAAGTTGATTGCTGCAGCATCACAAACTGCTCCTGCTCAAACAATTAGGATTGAGCAAGCACCACTCCAAATCGGTAACCCACCAGCACCTCAAGGACCTGCTAAGTCTGACGATACATATAAGATGTGATTTAAGTTGAGTTATTATGTTTTTTAAGAAAATTAGTTTGGTCACTGGCGGATTTGATCCTATCCACAGTGGCCATATTTCATATTTTAAGAGAGCAAAAGATTTCTCTGATTACTTAGTTGTTGGTATTAACACTGAGGAGTGGTTGACAAATAAGAAAGGGCAATATTTTCAATCTTGGGTAGAGAGAGCAGAGATTATTCGTCATCTTGAGATGGTAGATGCCGTTATCTCTTGGGAGGATGATGACGTTGGTTCTGCATGTGGTGCAATTGCTAAGTGTTTAGAGATCTCAGAGACAGTTGTATTCTGTAACGGTGGTGATCGTGGGTCTACTAACACTCCTGAACTTGATATGTACGGAGACAATCCTAGAGTTCAATTTGAGTTTGGTGTGGGTGGTGATGATAAGATGAACAGTAGTTCTTGGATTCTAAAAGGATACTTTGAACGGCAAAGAAAATTACTTGGTATCTGATAAATACTTAAGTAGTCAAGGGCACACAACCCAAGCAGGTTTCCCATGTATCGGGAACCGCATTTACAAAAGAAGTCGGATGAGTGTGCTGCTTTATGGAGGGAGTGGCACACTTTGTGGCGAAAAAAGCAATAGGAGCCCCAGATGCAAGAGCAGAATGGGGTCAATGTGTGATAGAATTTGGTGAAATGGTAAGTCATGAAGTCAAAACAAATCCACGTTACAATTCAATTAGAAAGATATAGATAGTGTAGTTGCGTAAACTTTATGAAGTTTATTTTCGCATTCATCGCTACACTATTTCTTGCTGCTCCTGCATGGGCAGTGGACGTGCAGATGGGATCAAATGGCAATCTAGTTTTTGACCCAGCAGAAGTTACAATATCCGCAGGTGAGTCAGTTCATTTTGTCAATAACATGCTTCCACCACATAATGTAATCGTGGAAGATCGTCCAGACTTAGGTCATGAAGCCCTGGCAATGATGCCTGGAGAAGAGTTTGACGTTGCATTCCCTGAAGCAGGTGACTATACTTATTGGTGTGGTCCCCATAAAGGTGCTGGTATGATTGGCACCGTTCATGTCGAATGAATTCAGACCAAAAGAGAGAGTTTTATAAGTCCCTCAGGGAGCGCATCAAACAATTAAGAATGCAACATCTCTTTGAGGAACCTTGTCCTCTCTATGAACCAGAGTGGGAAGAAGACCACTATTGGGACTGTCGGTTAACTTACGACTATGAAGAAGATGCAGAAACTCAATGAACTTGTTTTAGACATCACAGTGGCAATACTAGACTTCCTTTATAAGGGAAGAGACTATCAAAGGTTCTGGGTGCTTGAAGAGATTGCTCGGGCACCCTATTTTGCGTTTTTGAGTGTGCTACATTTTAGAGAATCTATGGGGTTACGTGGTCCAGAACACATCTATCTGATGGAGGAACATTTTGCTCAAACACTTAACGAGACAGAACATCTTGAATACATGGAGAGTAGGGGCGGTAGTGCTTATTGGGTGGATCGCTTTGTCGCCAGACACCTTGTACTTATCTACTATTGGAGTAACGTGGTTTATTACTGGTTGGCTCCTCGCTCTGCTTACCATCTCTCCTACGAAGTAGAGATTCATGCTGCCACAACGTATGCAAAGTATCTTGCTTTAAATGGTCATGATGATAAAATTCTTGAGATCTTGAATGATGAATTAGAACATTCAAGAGAACTACATAAAGCAATTGAGTTAATCAAATGACTGTTTTATTTGTATTTGCTTTCACAATGTTGTTAATTTCTGGTATGGAATTAACATGGCCAGTAAGATATCGAGGATAGTATGAAAAAAACCAGGGAACAAAGAGAAAAGATTGATAGGATTGCGAAGCATCTTCATCCTCATGATGATCCTCCTGATCCTACTGCACACATGGGGAACTATAATTTTCCTCAGATGCTTTTTGCTTTCTGCCTTGGTTTTTGTACCATGTTTGTTTTAGCTGTTGATGAGATAAATGACTTTAAAGGGTGTCCAATATGTGACACTTGCAATATCTCTGAGTAGCATATATAATATCGGTTTAGAAAAATTAACACACAATGACTTATTCTATTACCCTGAAGACTTCTGAAGGTGACAAAACTATCGAGTGTCCAGATGATTCATACATCTTGGACGCTGCTGAAGAACAGGGTGTTGATCTGCCTTACTCCTGCCGTGCTGGTGCTTGCTCCACATGTGCTGGCAAGATTGTGAGTGGTACAGTTGATCAGGGAGATCAATCTTTCCTGGACGATGATCAGATCGAAGCTGGATTTGTTCTTACCTGTGTTGCATATCCAACATCGGATTGTGTGATTGAAACCGAACAAGAAGACTCTCTCTATTGATTCAATGAATCTTGAATGAATCTTTTCCTTCGCCCGTTAGAAGATGTAAATGATGTCACCTGGAGCATTGTCTGGTGTCTTATCATTCTTCTAGCGGGAGTTTTTTATGTGATTGTCTATATACTAGGAATAGACGAGAGAGAATCCCATGGGAGCGATGACACCCCCAAGTCGGAAGAGTTGTTACAATTTCCGAGTGACGAGCATAGATAGAGTGTTGGACGGGGACACAATCGATGTTACTATCGATCTCGGTTTTGACCTTTATAAAAAAGAAAGAGTTAGAGTTGCTGGTGTGGACACGCCAGAGAAG